ATACATTACCTGCTCCATCACCAGTTAATGTTAAAGCCCCACCATTACCTGTTTGTTGTGTTCCACCTGTTACAGTAACACCTGCTCCACTTAAATCAATTTCAAAAGGTCCTGTTACGTTACCTATTGCTGTTTTTGCTGCTCCTCCTGTTTGTGCTAAAACATTTTGACCTGCAACTAATCCACCTGATTCGAGTTGTATTCCTGCAGCTATTAAATCTGCAGCTAAAACAGCCATTGTTGCTGCATTAGATTGTCCATAAGAAGGAAGAGCACCTTCAGTTGTATCTGATCCAAATAATTCAGCACCTGAAGTTAATGCTGTTGTACCTACAAAAGCATCTTCAAATCTATTATTTTTAACTACAAGTGTTACAGTTGCACCTTGTGTATCTGCTTCTAAATTACCTGTTGCACCTCTATTAAATGCAAATGGACCATAATTACCGTCTGGAGCTGTCATATTAGATCCATTATCAGCAGGTTGACCACCTGAATTAATTGTTGCCATTGATGCGCTTAAACTAACACCTGGTTTGAAGTATGCTGCTCCTGTTGATAAATAAAGTTGTAAACCCTTTCCACTCCCACCTGCATATATAGGTTCATTTGGATTTTGACTACCTGAGTATAATGGCTCTACTATAGCGTCAAATTTATTTTTTGAACTTGTAGGATATGATAATCCTTTAGTTTCGAAATTTTGATATGATTCTGGTCTTATTAGATTTGGATCATTAAGTACCATAACACCAGCTGTAGTACCCGTAACTGAGCCAGACACACTAGAAGTAACCCAAGTATTAATTTCATCTTGTGAAAATTTAAGTACATATCTACTTACTTGGGGAGAATCCTCTTCTATAATAGTAGTAGCTTCCAATATTTCATCTAACCCAGTATTTCTACTTTGAGAGAAGGTATACATTGTTGCATCTTTTAAGGGGAATATTTTTCTATTTGCCATTTCTTAATATAATTATATTGCTACTACTTTACCTATAATATCTTGATTAGGATATTTTACTTCAAACACCATTGGGTCTAAAGATGGATATAAAACATCATCTATAGTTGCAGATGTAGTATCATAAGCAAAATTACTATATCCTAAACTTTCTCCTGTTAAATTACTTATTACTATATTTTTTACAATTTGAACTCCTTCTATTTTACTTAACCTTACAAATATATCTTTCATTATAATAGGTTCATTAATTTGCCATTTATCTATATCAAAATAACTTTGTAATGAGTTTATACAATTAGTTAGTACTTCACTATTATTATAATTAGGATTAACTACTATTTCAAAATTAACTTGTATGTTAATTATATAAGCATCTTTTATATTAATAGAATCATTTATCATTCTATATTCTGATAGATAAGTTTGTAAATTTCTTTTTAAAGTAACAGATGCTGTTCTTAATTGTTTATTAGAATTATAGGATAAAATATATAAATCTAATACTGATGGTAATTCACCAGATTGATAATCTCCTATTTTCTGTGGTTGAGCATGTGCTTTAGCTATAGTACCTAATTTAGAAGGCATTGATAATGCTCTAACTAAATAATCTTGTGTAGTTACTACTCTTAATTGATTTTGAAAATTACCTAAAGCATTCTGTCTTAATTCTTCAACAGTATCTCCATCCATACCACCATCAGCTGCTAAAGGATTATTTGAAGTTAATGAATTAAATATTTGATTTGCTAGAGCATTTGTGACAGCAGGAGTAGTTATTATAGGTTGATTAACAAAAGTTACATTAGTATTATCTACTCCAGTTAATGTTCCTGCTTCTACATTAGCTGATGCTCCTCCTCCTTTTAAATATCTTACTGTTAAAGTAGTATTATAAGGTGCAATTCCATAAGTGTTTGTAAATACAAAATTTGTTGGGGAAAATGCTGTTGTTAATTTATTTTGTTCAAAAGGTAAACCTAAACCTACATTATCTGGGTTAGGTATTATTTCTTCTGTTGTAGATCTAGTACTACCAGCTCCAAATTGAAGTTGTAATGATCCTGAATCTATAAATCTAGCTGCAAATCTTCTTTGTACTGTTTTTAATTCTAACAAATAAGGAACTTCTGGGTCATTTATAAAATTTGGATCATTTGTATCTGTATTTCTTATAGTATTATAAACATTTTCTTGAGCTAAATTAGGTACTTCATACCATTGATTACCATTAGAATCAAATACATCTAATATTCCTATAATATTAGCATCATTTATATTAACACTATCGAATTTTTTAGCATTTGTAAATGTAAAACTAGTTGATATTATTTCTGATGATGTAGCTTTTCTACTTTTCTTTAATAAATAATATGTTGGGTTACCGTTTGTAATTTGGTAAACTGATACTGTTGTTGGATCTAAAGAGCTTGATGCTGAAAAATCTACTACATCCTCTGTTAAAAATTTAGTAGATGAATCATTATTAGCTGTAATAGATGTATTTTCTGGTATTAATAAAGCATAACTATAATCTGGTACGTAAATACTTGCACTTACTATAGATGGTACTTGTTGATAATAATCAACAAAAGTAGTAGCAACTGTTGTTACTTTTGGAACATAACCTAATGAATAAGCTAAAGCATATAAATTTTGAGTTTGTCTAGCTTTTTGTATAAATGTTTCTTGAATTTGATTATCTAGATAAAAAGACATTACATCTCCTACATAAGCTGCCATTTCAATAAATAGCATACCTGTAGAAGTTTCTGTAAAATCATTAAATGTATTTGGGAAATAGGTTTTTGAATAATCTATTAGTTGACTTCTAATAGTATTAAAATCTCTATCTGTATATCTTATGTCTCTATCTAATTGGGCCATTATTCTAATTCTATGGTTATTTCATCTTCAATACCAAAATTTTCTATTTGATATACTAGATTAAAAGTTATTTCATTTCTATCAGGTTCATTTATAAATTCTATTTGTTTTACTACTATTTCAGGAAAAAATAAATTAATATCATTTTGTATTCTTATTTGTAGTGCATCTGTTGTTGAGTCTAATATAGCTTCAAATAATAAATTTCTTAAATCACCCCCAAAGTCTGGTCTAAATAATCTT